TTACGATTCAGTCGGCTTGTTAGGTTTTGGGTATGGCTGTATTTTGAACAGCTTGGTATTCAGCCGTTTCCTTGCCGCCCGTTGAAGAAACTTTATATAGCGATACTGTTTAAACTTGTGTGCTGTAGCCCGATGAAAGTTCTCCCTTAGATACTGCCCACGCTTTCCGCCCCGCTTAATAGCGGTTTTATTAATCTCGTGATACCACTCTCCATCCAAATGATAAAAAGTTGTTTCGTGGCTGCCGATAAAGTCAAAGCTGCACGCTTGGTAAACAACACCCGCGCCACCACAACGCTCATCTGCAAATGATTGTACCCATTGAACATTGGGGTAGGCTTGTCTAATGTATTTGAGGGCATAACTGATAGCGCGGGATTCTGTGTTGCGCGGCATGCGATCATGTACCCATAACCTGTTTAGCTCTAAATAGTCACGGTTGCTTGTACCAATTACGATACGCCGCCCATTATTAGGATTAAGAGCATAGCCCCATTGCATAACCCCTATTAAGTGTCGATGGTTGAATATTCCAAGATGTACATAACCATTATTTACAAAACGCTTGCTATAGTGCTTTGTTGTTATAATGGCACGACATAGCCAACTTTCGATGCTTTCAACTCTAAGTTCTGGGCTGCCATAGCCAATAATTTTATCCTGCTCCCTGATAAAAGCAGGTGCTTGCTCAATGCGAGAAACTATTCCTTGCGGTTTCATGGTGATTGCTTCCTGTGTTGGGCGATCCAGTCGCGCTAGAAGGAAGCTCAGTGGCTTTCTGATGATTAAGTGTGCCGCATCGTGGGCACTTAATCGCAATTTGGGTATAGGTGGCTTCGGCTAATTTTTTGTTGCATTTGCCACAGCGAATATTTTCCATAATTGTTACCGCATTAAGTTAAGCCCTGTGTAAGATAGCTTGAAACCGTATTTATAATATCTTGTTCAGCTTGTTTTGATAGCCCAAGGTATGGGCGTGCCGGAATGTTAGCGGCATGTCTACGGCCAGTGCTGCCACCAAAATGATGGATTGCAGCGTATACCTTGTTAGTACCGACAATTGCGTAATCGTCGCTATAGTTGGCGCTGATTGATGCAGCGAGATTACCGGAAACCTGTAAAATTTTGCCCGGCCAGTGCCCCCGCTTAGTACGGCTTTTGATTGTATTGGTGCTTAAGGGCGTCCAGCGCAAGCCAGTCGATGGATCGGTTTCGGTGGCAAAATTCCGCTCTACCGCCTCTAGCATCATATTAGCAATACCTGCCATAACAGGGCGCATATTGCCCAGACGCCTTTGCAATTTTGCCAAATCGGCTTGGCAGTCGTTATCGTTGGCGCTAATAGTAATCATGGTTTGAGCGGCTCAATGGATTGTTGTAATGCTTCAAATGCCTCAGGCGACATAATGTCCTTTAGCTTTTGCGTACGTTCGAGTAATCGTTGTCGTGCCTCTTCGCCGGATTTACCCGGATGATAGTCCCAACCTTCATCAATAACCCCCTTTAAGTTCATGTTATCGGTACGCACTACTATGCCTTCCCGCTCTAAAGCTTTTTGTGATAAAGGGCGCACGCGGCAGCGACAATTCCAGCCATTTGGCGGGTAAAGTTTGTCCCAAATAGGATCATCATGCCGCCAAACCTGACCATTTAGGGTCGCGTGAGTCTGGCGGGTTTTAGCATCCATGACCGCAATATACTGCCAGAATGGCGTAAAAGCAGCGCCATCTTGCATGGCAGTATAGCGCCCGGCCATATAAGCCACTTGCAGGTTTTGTTGGTAGATTAGTTGTAGGCGACGGGTTGAACCGTATTGTACGGGTGCATTAGAGTTGGGGTAGCTTTCGGTAATTTCCCCAGTGCTAGGGTCTATGGCTTTGCCCCACCAGCCTTTAGCTTGTAGCAATGGTTTCAGGCGCTTAACAAATTCTTGGCTGCTGATGCCGTCCTCAAGTGCAGCTCTTACTCCTTCGTGTATATCCAGTAATGCGTCCATTTTGGCACAATGCGCTACCGTAAAAGCTGTTGCGTGCGCTTCTTTCCATAGATCACGCCATGACTTGCTGGTTTTAAGACCTTTTGCTTTAAAGTAGCGTAATGCATCGGCAGGCTTCAGTTTAAAGGCGAAAAAGAAGTGGAATAACTTATTCATGGTTTTGCTCTTGTTGGGCTTCCCATTGCCCCGCCAAATCTGCCATGAATAAGCTTTGTGTTAGGGCGGTTTCCAGTAGCGTTGAGTCCATATCCTTATACGCACCCAGCAGGTTTTGCATAATGTCATCAGCGCTCAATCCTTTCTCTAGTCCTTTGGCGGCAATCTCCAAAAGCGGTTGAATCATTGCCTCGGCTTGTTGTTGCAATGTCTGGTTTTCAGGGGTTGTGCTTGCAATAGCAGCGCCGAGATCATTTTGCTCGGTTAGTTTGAGGGCGGCAATTGGCTCAGTTGGGCAGCATGAACAAGCCGACTTACTGACTTTATTAGCGGCTAATCTAATAGCGCTATCGGTCAAGATAGGTTCGCCCTGAATTGGAGTGGGAATTTTTAGTTTGCGCTGCACCCATGACACCGGAATCGGCATGACTTTAGCAAGACCCGGAAGGGCGCTTGCATAAAGTGCTATATCTTCCGGCTCTGAATCGTCAAATACCAACAGGGGTAAGCGCTTTAGCGTAGTGTTAAGCAGTGCAATAGGTCTAATAATATCGCGCGTCAGTGTAGCGGCCAGCAGTTTAAGGTCGCTGGCGCGAATTTCAATGCGCACGCTATCATGTACATTAGCCATTGCGTAGCTGCCCTTGCCGTCCGTTTCGCTAGTAAGCGTACCACCCAAAATGGCTTTACTGATGCCGCCCTCTGCCCATTTGATCATTGACATAAATGGATCAGCCTGTCCTTGTGCGGCTTGCTGAAACTCGATTGCCATGCCGGAGGGGATAATACCTGCTGCATTGTGCCCAATGGCAGATACGGCTCTTAATAAGGTATTGCGCTCTTCTTGGGTAGCACCCGCAGGGTACTGACCTAAACGCATAGGGATGCCATACACCTCTAGGAACTCGGCTAAATCTCGGCTTGAATAATGTCTAAACAGGAAGGGCCATACAGTAATGCGCGCTAATGCGGTGTTCGTTAGATAGCCAGAGCGAGCCTTGTGAATATGTTGTATCCAACTGAGTTCTTGCAATGGAATGCCTGCGCCGGATGGGCTGCGCAATAAAATTACATCGCGTGATTTAGGGTCGACCGTAAACCAATGGGCAGGGCGATGTTCAATCGTGGTCGGTAGCCATACTTTTTCTACCTGTCCCCAGCCCAGCTCTAAATTGGAGAATCCTTTGTGAATAGCATCTGTCATGCCAAGCAATACATCATCCATCGGAAAGTTGTGCAGCCAATCCGTTAGCTGCCCCAATGCTTTTTGCTCTGCCGCGTCAGGATTGCGTAACTCCAATTTCCACTCCTTGCCTAAACACGCACGCCGCCGCTTGGATAGTTCGGCAAATAAATGCGTATCGCGCTCTTCCATGTCATCCGCTAATTCCGCTAGCGCCTTTAAATCGCCTTGCTCAGCCGCCAGCAATAGCGCGGCAGCCCTTTTGGGTGTTAGATTAGAGCCGGGGTGATCGCCAAATTCGGCGGGTAAAAAACTGAGATCGGCGCGTCCGGTTTGAAGCTCAGTACTTGGCTTTGTTGATTTTGGATTGTTAAATAAATTTATTAGCCACTTCATAACCAACCTCGCTGCAATCCATCATCCCAATCACTACCACCTTTGGCGGCTTCAAACTCACCAATCACTAAACCATTGTCGCGGGCGGCTGAATAAGCTAATACACCGGCAACGGCACTATCACCATGCCGATATTGTCCGTCGCTACCCTTGTCGCGCTTATCATCCATGCCCGGTACGCCGCCTTTTAAAATGACACGGCGATGATCAGCAATAACATCTTCGGACGTCGGAATGCTAATCGTTCTGTCTTCGTAAGCTGCCTTATAGGGCGGGAAATGCTGCCCATACCAGCCTGCTGTCAACATGACAGCCTCCATGCGCAATGCACCATACGCCTGCACGGCTGCCTCGGCATGGCTTTGACCATTACCCCTTGCATCAAATTTAGCCTTATGAAGCAGGGGAAGGGTATCAATAATGTAAAATAAAATGCAGCGCTGTACGTCAAAGGGGATGCGCCGCAACTCTAAAATAAATGCAGTGTCCCAATGATTAGCGCCCGCATCTTGCAATACCCAGATAACAGATAAATCACCATCCCGCCCGAAATCCTGCCCTAAAGCTGAGCGCCTGCCGGGTAAATTATCTATAACAGGCTTCAATACGTCGCTAATCCATAGCTTAGCTTGCTCAATCCGGGCAGGCTCTGTAACCCAATCGGCAGGCTTAGCGTAGCGAAGGATGGGTATATTGGCACGCTGACATTGCTCAATGATGGCGCGACTAAAATACGCGCCACTGCCTTGTTTGGGGATAACATCCAGCTCCTCCGCCGCTGCCTCACCATAGAACTCATAGACTTCATTCATCCACGCCTGCTCGGCTTCGGTCGCCCATGCCTTGCCTAAACGTAAGCAAACACGTTGGTATAATCCTTGGTTTACTGCTTCGCGGAATGTGATGCGCTGCACACTGCCCTTGCGCTTACCTGCCCGAATTTCTTTGATAAGCTCGTTAAAGGGATTGGCTTCCCCATTGTGCGTGCTGATGATGCGTACTTTTCCACCCCAAATCAGTAGCGCTAAAGCAGCCTTAAGGAGTTCATCCAGTTTGTCATGGAACGCAGCCTCGTCAATTACCACCACGCCTTGCTTGCCGCGTAAATTCGCAGGGCGACTAGACAAAGCCACAATACGAAACCCAGAACCGGGAAATTTAATGGTGTAGGTTTTGATGTGTTTGTCGTCTTGGTCTTCTTCCCAAAGCCCCTCAGCTACTTGTGTGCAAGAATGATTGAGAGCCTTAGCCCAGCCTGCGCACGTATCAATGTACTCTATGGCCATATCTTGATTGTAGCCAATGTAGTACACATTCATACCGCCTGCTACTTTGGTATGGGCGGCGGTAATAACATCATCAAAGGCCTCTGCCCAAGTTAGTCCTGTACGTCGTGACTTTTCAGAGACTTTTAATGGCGAAGGGTCGGCTTTCCAGCGCTGTTGGTACGGTAGCAGTATGGCATCATGATTCGGTGATAGTTTGGGCAGTGCTTTGCTTGTCATGTTCTAATGCCCATTACAATATTTTCAAATTCGGTCAAGATAGCATCGGTAATGCCTTGTTTACCTCCCAGTGCTTTAATGTCCTGAGCGGCTTTGGTTTTAGCCATCTCTAAGCTTTGCTGCCACTTTTTATTGGCTAGGCTGGCGCGACTTACCTCAGCTATGCCTTTAGCAGCGTTCTTAAGTAATTCAATGCGCTCAGCGGGATTGTCTTGATCCGCAGCCTCTTGCAAATTAAGAATAGTTTCAAATAGCTCGCTTTGAACCAGACTAATTACGCCGCCACTTAAGTTGTTTTCACGATCTTTGACGTTATCTTCTAGTATACGAGCTGCTTCAGTACTGGCTCTAATGGCAGCCAGTTTTCTACCTAATTTAGCACCGTAACGATGCAGCCCGCTTTTGCTAATATGGTAGCCTTGTTGTTGCAGATATTTAGTCAAGGTTTCATAACCCGTAAAATTTCCATCCATCAAGGCTTTATCCAGCCACGCTTTAATCTCGGGCGGTAGTACATCAATATTGCTTGGGCGTGCCATTACGCACCTGCCCAGTACTTTTCAGGGCGAGCAATACCTTTAGGGCAGGCGTCCGTATATTCGACGCAGTTAATGCCGCTACTGGTTAGAATCGCTGTCCAAAATCCGGCGGGATTCCGTTCTACTGTCACCAATCCATTGCCTTCCAGATGCCCCAGTTCGCGGCGTACCTCAATATCCGTTGCATCGGCATAGACCCCTTGCGCAGCGCCCAACAGTAAGATTTCATGGGCATGACTCGGGCGGGCGTAATTCAGCGCCAGCAATAATAACCAGCGCAATTGCTCACGCCGCGTCTTGGCAAAATCAATATTCATGGTGTGCGGTCTCGCTGAATGAGGGTGTCAATACGCTGATAAAGAGCGTCCATCTTGCTTTCAAGTACGGTTTGACCTCGAATGTAATCCTCGCGGCGCACATAGCGGTCGGGCAATTCTGCGCGCAGTTGCATAACGTCGCGTTCAATTTTGCGCCACTCTTGAATTTCTTGAGCATGTTGGCTTTCGATCTTGTGCAAGCGATTGTCGATTTGACTCAGGAGAAATTTGCCAAAGCCCGTCAATAGCCCTAGTAACGATATAATCAGTGCAATGATTTGTGGCAGCTCTATTTGGACAGTCACAATTAATCCTTTGCGCTACAGTTGACGCGCTTATCCAATAGTTTAGCCTCACCAAATATCAGGCAATTAGTTTGAATCTGCTTGCGGGTTAGGTGTGCGCCTAGCCAGAGCGCGGCGCAAAACGTCAGGAGATAGCCGAATAAGGTTAAATTCTCATAACGGCTGCGCGGTATTTTCTTCATAGTTAGCCCTTTCAATCGTTGTTTTTTCATCAGCGGATTTTGGCGGTACTGGCAGCACGCCATAACGGTCATTCAGTCGCTGTACGGCGGTTTTATACATAGCAGCATACGCATCCATGTAAGCTTGATGATGTGCCTGTGCTTGCTTCATCAGTTGTTCATAATCCGCCTCAATGGCAGATTTATCGGCGTTGTAAGACTCCAGCATCCATTGCTGCATGTTCATCGTTTTCATGATGTTTACTACCTACTAATAGCTTGGTTGGTAAAGAAGACTCGTAAAATGCCGATCAAGGCCAAGCCGCTCGACGCGATGTTGAACATAATGTCCATGATTTGCTCAGGTGGTAGATTAATTTCCTTGCGTGCTAAGTACATAGATACCCATGTGGCAAGTACAGCAATTAGCGTTTTAGATTTTTGCATAGGCTTGCTAGCTGCCTTTTGTTGCTGTACTTGTCGCCACTGCAAGTAGTCTGCCCAATCGACTGGTACAGTCTCCGGCACGGGCGCATTTTGCCGAGTGACTTGACTTGATGACTGATAAGGCGCGTTGGCAGGGGTGATTGTCTGCTGCGCGGTGGCGGCTTGCGTAACGGCGTAGATGGTGGCTGCGCTTTCGAGTGCAGATAAGAATTTTTGGTAGATGGTCGCAATATCTTCAGCGTGATCCTCACCATTCACAACCCGCCGGGCTTTGATTTCATCTAAGTTGCCCGCTTTATCGGTATAGTCGTGCAGCGAATGACCTGTAAAATCACCGTCCATCATGCCACCGACCAGCACAGCGGTGGAGATTGCCATATCATAGATAAGCTCAGGCTGCTCTTCTAAGGGAAGGTTGAGCTTACGCCCTTGAATACGGAAGTTACGCCGCCCCGTAAGCTGAATCTTGCCGCCGGTGTATTTTGCCCCGTCGCCGGGGTGGATGTTGCCTAACTCTCGCGCCTTGGCGGGGCGGTCGCCTTGAATATCATACATGCGGGTGAGATAGTCTTTGCCACCCCGCTCCGCAATGGGTTGCATTTCCCGCCCTGTCTCCCAATAGTCAGTGGCAAGGATATAGGCGAGGTGCTGTAAGTTTCCGTCGGGGTAATGTTGCTCCCAGTAATCCAAATCGGCATTAATGCCGTCGACTTGCGGCTGGGATAGCTCTCCATCAAATAAACTGCGCCGTGATTTGTTGAAGAATGTTTTACGACAAAGCATAGGGTTGCTCCCGTTAGTAGTATTAAAATACTAACGGCTGAGCAAACCGACTTAAAAAGAGTTAAGGCGCTTAGGCGGTTTAGAGCAGTGGCATTTGCTCAGGTGCGGGCGGCTGGCAACGATAGAGGATTTTCCAAACGTGTTTATCTGTCAGATTATGTTTTTTGGCATTCTCGGGTATAGATAAATACTTAGAATCATCGTAAATCTGTTGATTGCGAAGGCTGCGCTTTACCGCTTCGCAGCGCGGAAAGTAGACTTGAATCCCGCCGATTTGCTCAATTAAGTCTAATAACACAGCATCCGCAAGGGGTGGAATAGAGTGCTGGGGTAGTTGGCGCTCTAAAGTGCGGCTAATAGATTGATGGATTTGGTCAATGAGTTCAGGCCATTGCGCTTTTGTGGGTCTCATTGTTATGCCTCAATGGAAGTTGTTCAAAACAATAACCGAACAACTCACTTGTTTCAAGCATAAGAAAAAGCCCGCACAAGGCGGGCTAAAAACCACTTGAAATCTGTACAAATTTCAGCTTATCACGCGTGGCGCAGTGCCTCGATTTTCGCTAATACCTTAGCAGCCTCAGCCTGCCAGAATGCGACCTCGTCGGTAGTGGTTAGTAACTCGCTCATGCGCTTAGCATGTGCAAGATCGTTCTGTAGCTTGGCGTATTGGACGGCACGTTCTTGCGCTTGCGAGGCGGGCGGGCTACCGGGTTCAACATAATCTAACCAGCGCCGTTCTGCCAGCCAGCCTTGCGCCATTTTGCGGCTTTGTCCGGCGGGTAGTGTTTTATTGCTCTCAGCCTTAGCCGCATTAATAATGTGTCGATATTCCTCATCGCTTACCTCGCCCAATTGCAGGAAGCGCATGGCTGCGCCATTGCGCCCTTGCTTAAAACCAAACCCTCGCCAAAACGCATCAAAGGCTTGGCGTTGGCGGTCGTTGAGTTGTTGATAGTAATCTTGCTCAGGTTCGCGTGGTTTTGCGCTACGCCCCTTGCCGCTTGGTTTATCAGTGTGTGCATCGAGGCGCTGCCACAGGTTTTTTGCTAATTCAATCGCACGGTCTAGGCTGGGCTTTTCCCAGTGGCAGGCCACAAATAGCGCGGCGGTGTGTCTAACAAATTGCTGCTCAGCTTGGCTCACGACTTGCCTCCTTAAGCGGGCGTTTAAGCCACGTTTTTAAGGTTTCAATGAGGCGCGACGCGTCTTGAGGGCTAAGCCAATCAACATGGTCTTTTCCGGTTTGCCCTTTAACCCATGCTTGTAAGGCGCTCGTGCTTTGGTTTTGCACGTGACCGCTTTGGTATAAATCCCGCCATAGCATTAACAGCTTGCGACTAGCCGGTTTTTGCAAGCCCTTGGTTTTGTGCGCTTTGCTTGGTTTAAAACCTAAACGCTCCATTTCCGCTAGCACCTTCAATTGCTCCGGTACGCTTAAAGCAGTAGCAGATGTTTTGCCGGTTAAGCGGTTTAGTAAAGCGCGGTACGCATCGTCTTCCATGCCTAGCTGTTTTTGCGCAATTTTGATTTTAGCGACATTCTTATTCATAGTTCCTCCAAGCTTTAGCCAACCCTAGCGCTGCCCAATACAGCAAAAAACCGGGCAGTAGAATCAAGACAATTAACCAGCTTAACCATGTCATGTTGCGCTGCCTGTGTTCCGCTTCAGCTTGCGTAAGCTCAAGATTTAGGATGTCGCGCAAACGGGCTGGATCATCTTTGAATTGCCGCCAGATCAAAGCGACATATAATTCATCGTTTGATAGCTTCATACGGCCACTCCGGCAATATCCAGCGGAATAAGTTTGTATTGATCAGTCATGCCAATCCGCTCATAAAGCCGGATATAAGTGGTGCAACCGTTCACTTGAATAGAGTCTTTGAGGGCTTGCATCGCTCTTAGCCAATCCTCGTCCTCAATTTCTAAGCGAAGTAAGCCCAATAACGCGCTAGTGCGCAACTCACCTTTACTGTTAGGCCTGAATGCCTGCATGATCAGCGCCTTTAATTCACTGCGTGCATCGGCGGACCAGCGCATAATGCACTGCTCAATTAAGGCTTTAGCCGCTTGCAGTTCGGCGGTAAAACCAATGTTTTTAGCGTGAATGCGCTCTATTTTGTAGCGCCCGTCATAGCTCAATAAGCTGACATTGCCCTGCTTGCCACCTAATTGAACACCGTATTTTTCGCCTACTAGTGATACGTAAGCATCGACATCTTGTAGTGCTTGGCGTTTAAAGTCGGTTAATTGTTGGTTTAAACCGCCCGCCCGCGCAACGAGTTCATTGACCAAAGTATCGCGCATTAAATCAGAGGGGCGCACTTGCTCTACGGGTACTAAGTGACCCTGTGCATTTTTCATGTAGCCGTTTGGGGTGCTCATAGCGCATCTCCTGTAGTGGGTTGCACAGCATAATTGTCAGGGCTTTTGACTATGTCACTGAGGCTCGCCGCGTGTGTTTCCATGTAGATAGCCAAGGTATTTATCCACTGTTGCACCTCGCGTTCGACTTCGCAGTCCGTGGCGGCAGCGGTGTAAATATCGCCATTCGCATCCAAAGCAGTGATAGCTACCGCTTTGATTGGGCTGGACATCGGTGGAAACCAAATGCTGCGCAATACATTTTGATTGTTAACGATACTGGTTACGCACTCATTAAATGCTTGTTGCTCGGTTGATGGGGTTTGATTGGGGTTTGGCATAATAGACCTTTGGTTAGTTGCGTTGAAATTGCACGCCCGGCTTGCAGACAAGGCGTGCGCGAGAGTTAAAGAATCGCTTGAATTAAGCGCGTGGTCGTTGCGCTTAGCTGGGTGTCTGTGATTTGCTCTAAGCAGTTCCACATTGACCAGATTGCTCGCTGTTGCGCCTCTGGGGCTAAACGTGGATAACGCGCTATCAGCAATTGAATATTGAGCGCGTGACAGCGGCTGTGATTCGGCGTTGGTCGACCTGCCAGCCACAGGCAATCTAGGATGATTTTCAGTTCAAGAATATATTGGTCGTCTTCATCAATTGCCGTGATTGCCATGTCAAACCTCCTTTACTACGTCCGCATCAACTTGCGGCACGCCCAGCTCGGCGGCTAAGTTCATGGCGGCGCTTAAAAAGTTATTGCACGCTAAGGGGTATAGCAGGCTAACTTTGCCGCGCTTACCGGCATTGACTGTCAGGCGTTCGCGCATGGCGTTAATGCCCTCCTCGGTAATGATGTCGCTGGCGTTTTTGCCGAGACGCTGAAACTTGAAGGTGAGGTACGCATCTAATTCCGCATCCAACGGTCTTAGCTCAATCAATTCAATCCGCTGTACGACCTCGCGCACCTCGGGGTTAGTTTCGCTTAAACGCAAGCGCAATTCAGGCTGCCCCACCAGCACAATGCCCAGTAGCTTCTTAAAGCCGTCCTCCAGCTCCCAAAACCTTTTCAAGTGCTTTAAGGTTGCGGGCGGTAAACTGTGCGCCTCCTCGATAATCAAGACGTGCCGATTTCCGGCGCGGCTGCTTTCCCGCAAGATGCGATGCAATTGCCGATACCGCGCCTCGGGGCTGGAAAGTGGTCGCTCTAAGGGGTTTAAGGTATGAATGATAGCCTCGGCAATGCTGGCGGCTTTCAGGGTTTTACCTTTGCGGTCATTGTCTTCCATACCCAGAATATATGGCTCAATCACAATAACGCTTTCGTTCTCGCGACTCAGGCGGTCGAGCAAATCGCGGCGCAAGGTAGATTTGCCTGCCCCCGATTCGCCCACTATGGCGACAAAGCCGCCAAAGCGCGCAGTGAACCATAGCGCTTCCCGCACGTACCGAATGTCAGGTGTCATAAAGACATCGTCCGCGCTTTGCAGGGCTTCCTCAGCAAAGGGGTCACGGAACAGTGAAAAATGACGGCGTGATGCTTGCGTTAAGGTTTGCTTTCTCAGTAACATAAGATTCTCCAGTGTTGCTTTTTGGTTAGTTGCGCGGGAGTCGTCCCCGTCCGGTTGCAGTTCGGCGGGGACAATTACGGTTTCAAATAGGCGTTGGGACGCGCTCAATCCCTTGCTTTCCAACGCCTGTATAATGTTCTGCTTTAACTCCTCTTTATTGCGTTTTACCGGCCATTCCCCTTTGAGTAAGTTGGTCATGGCTGCTTTGCTGATGCCGACTTGCCGGGCAATGCTTGCCTGAGTCAGGTTGTGCCTAACCAAGAAAGGGCGAAGATTCAACATGTAAACCATCCGATGTTAGTGAAATGCGGCGGCTGTAGCGGCGACAACGCCGTTCATATTCAAAAGGAGTCGCTCGTCCTAATTCGAGAGCTATATGGCTTCCATCCATGTCAACGATAGCAACCTCGCACAGCACAGGATGGCTATCCATGTATAATTTAATTGTGTGAGCAAGCGGAAATAGTCTTTTTGCTATTAAAATAGCGGCTTCGCGTACCCGACACTGTGCTGTAACTGGTAATCCACTTACGACGACTTTGTTATTCTTTAAAATTAAAAGAAAGTAGTAGCGCATCTTAATGACCTCCTATTACACGCAAGGTTGGTTTGCTTTTGCTGCCGTCTTTGCCTTTATTGGTAAAGTGTTTCAGCAGGTCATCCATTGCTTCCTGTGGAACGTTTTCGGGGTAGAGCTGTTTGAGTTCCGCAAAGCATTCAGCCGTCCATTCCTTGCCTAGTTGACTGCGCAACTGTTTAGCGGCTTCTACCCATGTAAAGGGGCGCAAGTGTGTGGTTGGGCTGGCAACCGGGCTGGCTTGCCCGCGCTTTTCCATCCAATCCGGCAGGCTTGGTTCGGCATCTGTAATGGGTTTGTAGGGGTCCAGCGTGCCGCCAAATGGCAAGGTTTTGGCTTTGCGTTTGCCTTCTGCCTCGGCTTGTGTGCTGGCTTCCATTGTGATTTGCTCTAACAGCTTCTGTGCTTGTACGGTAGGCGTATCGGCATGGGATTTGAATTCATTGCCTACCACCGGTGCATTAAGGTCAAACCCAAAATCATCCCGCTGCACCTTGTCGGCTTCATAGAAAAGCGGCGTACCGTCCGGCGCTTGCATAATGATGCGCAGGCTGTCGTCTTTCCACGGGTTGCGTGCTACTTCGATTTTGTCGCGGTTACTTAAATCGGGTATGTGACCGACATCGTATTGCTCACCCTTCCAGTTGATTTGCATAAGGTCATTAACCACCCGTGTTTCGGGTTTTTCATGCGACAGTGACTGGCATAATTCAACGCTGGGTGCTTTCACCAATTGATCAGCGCTAATGCGTGCCCATGCCGCATAACGTGTCATGCCGTGGCGGCGATGAATGGATTGCCCGTTAAACACTTGCATCCAACGCCATGCTTGTGCATTAAGCTCGGCTAAATCCTGTACACGCGCCAGCTTCAAACCTTGTTCAAAGCCGCGCTCCACTAAATTATGGGCGTTTTCAACTTGACCCTTAGCGCGGGGATTGCCGACCTCGTTGATTTGCAAACGCACGCCGAGGGCTTGGCAGAGATTTTTGAATAGATAGCCGGTATTAGCTGAACCGGGGTCAAGCATGACCATATACGGCACGCCATGAAACGGGTCTTGGCGACCCCGGTACTGCATGGCATTAATGACGATATTGGCTAGGTTTTCGCCGCTTTCACCCCCGTATACGTACTCTACATATAATGTACCGCTGGCATGGTCGGTCACGACATAGCGCCAAACCCGGTCATTTTCAATCTTATGCAGATTGCCCGGCTTGTTGTGATAGAACACCGCCCGATCCATTACCGACAAGCCCTTATTCTTATTGCGCGGCAAGTAGTACATGACGCACAGGGAGGCATCTATTTGCCACAAATAGTTTGGGTGGGGTGTACGCAAACTTTGAGCCGGGGTGGGGCGATTCAGTTGATCGGGGTGTAAGCCATACGCCATGAGGGCGCGGGCAATCGCCGCCTCTGATAAGGGGCTGACTTCCCCCGTTTTCTTGTTGACGTGCTCAGCCCGAATCTTATGGTTAGCGCGTAAGATAGCAACGGCTGCCCCAATGCTGTTTAGGCGTTTGCCGGTTTGACGGGCGCTTTCTTTCAGTAGCGCAGAAATCAGGTAAGCCTCTTGCTGTGTTAAGCCGCTTTCGCCTTTGTCGTTGCGCGGCTTGCGTTGACCCAATTCGGTTACGTCATTAATCCAGCTATACAGCGTTTTCGGGGTGACACGTAAGGTAGCGGCATGGCGGGCAATGAACGTACCCTTGCCACTGTGCGGCAGTGAACGTAGTTCGCGGGCTAACATGACTAGCTCCTCAGTGCTCGGTTTCGGCATTGCTTGTTCCTTCGATTTTGTCCCAGTCGAGATTCAGCTCAGCAATTGCGCTTTCAGCCGCCAGCGCGGCCTCGTCGCTGCTCCAGTAGGGTGAAGGGGTGTCGTCTTCTAGGTACAGGTTGTATTCGACCTGTACCTGCACCAAGGCGCGTTTGATCTGATTCAGGCAACCTGCCATGAATGCACCGTGATCTATGCCAGTGCGTTCGGTGTGGGCTTGTAGAGCGTCAAAGCCTTTTTGCAATTGGTTAAGAATGCCGTTGGTTTCAATGCTGGCGAGAATGCCCGTTACTTCATTGCGCAGCATTTGCCCGTCGCGTTCAATGTCTTGTTTTTCAATAGCGACGCGCTGTTCTTTCTCGACTAATTTACGGCTCATGGTTTCGAGCTTGCCTTCCATTTCGTCGAGCTTTTTATTTTTGTTGGACAGTACGCCGTCTTTGCTTTTGACGGTTTCGCGGGCTTCGCGTAGGGCAATGCGTAGTTCGCGCACGCTCATGCGGTCAACATCGTCGAGACTTAAACCCGCTACCGTGCCACCTTCGGAAAGCTCTTTAAGCTCATCAACATCTAAGGTTATTAGCTCAAATAATTTGCCTTTTGATTTTACTGTGCTTAGTAAATGTTGCGACGTCGCAACATTTGAAGGTAGTTTTAGAACTGCATTCATGACTCTTGATGCAGTGGAGCGCTCAAGTCCTAACGCATTTAGCGCCGCACCAAATTTGCCGTGACCTTCCATCTCCTTTAGAAGAATTAATCTGCGTCCTAGCTCAATTGCAGCAGTAGCCGACTGCTCCATGAAAAAAGCGCATTCGTTTAATACGCGGTCGTAACTATAAGGCATGTTATCGCCATAGGTTTTAACCACTTGCCGCATTTGTTGCAGCGCTGCTTTTTCAACATCTGCTTTAGGCGGCAATACGGTTAATTCAGTGGTTTTGCTGTCATTGGGGTCGATCATTGTAGGTCTCCACGGTTGCGTAATTGGCGTTCGATCAGGGTTAATAGCAAGGGCAGTTCGCGCCACTGGTCGGCTAAGGCGCTGGTGTCTTGGCGCAATAGCGCGGCATTGATTGCGCGTGTTGCACAGCCCAGCTTGCTGTGTAAATGCTGTTCATACGGGGTGGGTGATTTGCGCGTTGGCTTGGTCATGATTGTGCTCCGCTTAAAATACGGGCGTTGAATTCGTGCATCCGCCCTTGCATGCGTTGGACGTGATCGACATGTGCTTGTGCAATTTGCAATAACTGCACGCTGTGTGCATAACGCCCGTTCTCTAAACGGGTCACTAAGCCTTCATCCATTAAGGTATTCAGTGACAAGCTGACGGCAGAGGGCAGCTCACCTAAGCTCTCGGCTAACTCTTTATTGCTAAGCCCTGTGAACGATTGCCCCTTGAGTGCCTTTAGGATGCGACACGCCCGGGCGGCAGAGGATTGCACCGTAACGCTACTGCTTTTGCGTGCCATTAGCGCTCTCCTATTTCGATGGTTTGCAAGTAGCCACGAATGGCGGTTAGTGATTCAAACGCTTTACCATTTCGCCCTTTTTCTAAACCGCTTAAGGTTCGATAGGTGGAAATTGGGCTTAGATTTCTTTCAGTGCACCATTCCACGATTGTTTTGCCTTGCGCCATTAAGTGCGTGCGGAACTTAATTTTTTCATGGGGTTGAATGGGGTGCGGCGTAGGTAGTGCCGCGTGGGTTTGAGTGTTTGCAGTTTGCATACAGACTCCTTACTGGGAAAAGGGTGGGGGTATTGGTTGCAGCCGCCACCCCCGGTTTGGTTAGTTGCCAAAATTTCGCATTTGGTCGGTTTTGTTGGAGACCGACAGGGTTTATGTGTACACTACTATTCTGTAGTGTTGTGAACATAATAGTTCAGAATTCTGAACTTGTAAACTTAAAAAGTAGGTTTTTCTGAATCTTTTATGAATATCAGTGAGCGGTTAAAAGAAGAGCGCAAAAAGCTTAATCTTAATCAGATAGAGATGGCTGGCATTGGTAATGTATCGAAGCATTCGCAAGGTGACTATGAAAAAGGAAAATCGTATCCAAATGCACAATATCTAGAAGGAATCGCCTCCGTTGGCGCTGATGTGCAGTACATTATAACGGGAATTCGTAGCACAACAGCTTTACTGGCGGATGAGCAATTACTTTTGGAACGTTACCGCGCCGCCAATGCAGAGGGTAAGCAAGCTATTTTAGGGGCGGCGTTTGGGCAGAAAACCGCTGCCTTTTCGCAAAAGTATGCGGGCGGGGTCGGTCAAGTGATCGAAGCGGTATCCGGTGACGGTTTGTCTTTTAATGTGACGATGCCCACGGATAAATCCCCTAAACCTAAAAAATAACAAGCGCTCCTGTCTGCAACTTAATTGCCGGAAATTTTGTCTATTGGCTGAATTTCTAATAAACAGGGGACACGATGAAACAACACTATAAAGAAGGTCAGGGGCAGGTTATCAATGTGGCGCGGGATGCTCATATTTATATTGTGGTTTCACCGCCACCGCCATTGGTGTGGTGGAGGCGGTGGTTGGTTAAGTTGTTTAATAGGAGTTGAATATGCGTTACGGGCTATTGGGAATGGTGGCGCTACTACTATGCAATCAGGCAGTGGCAGTTACAGGAAATGAAGTGATTGATGCGTTTAAAGCAGCCGGTATTGAGGTTGTCGATGCTAAAAATGTCACAGAGGACACGCAAAAATCTGAAGGGCCGCTACCCAAGTCATTCCGCGAGAATTGGGTTTTTGTAAACAAAACGCTTAAAAACGGTAAGGGCGGTCAAATTTTTATATGCGATGAAAAAAAATACTGTGACGCTATTTATGCGTACTTTGATGTGCTTAAGGGTATGGCGGGTCCTTATCTCTATCAAAGCAAAGACGGGTTGATTGTCGCTCAGATTAATAGCGGTCATTTACCTGATAGCGCCAAACGTTATGAAAAAGTGCTCGCAGACCTTGTTAAGTAAAATTAGCACTTAATCGTTTTTAATGTATTTTGCGGGTTGGTTGCTACACTGATGCCACCAACCTCTTTTTATTGTCTTCTATGGCGTTTATGAACGTTCATAAACGCATACTAACGTTTCCTTATCACCCCACTCATCATCTAAAAGTGTAAAGGCTCTTTTTTGCCCGCTTGCCTTTCACCCTAGCATACGCCCATTACAATCAATGGTGCTCTTATGCGCAATCCTAATCCACGGTACAGCCAGACCAGCACAAGCAATCTGGCGCAGTTAAACCCCTACTTTTTTGCAAAACCAAATCCTTACGAGCCTGCTTTTAAAAAAGCAATGGACGGCACGTTGCGCGCTAACTTGGTCGCAGCGGTGCATGGCTCAATCCAGCAATTCAAAGACGAACCCGTAACGCTTCCATCGCCCTTAATAGAGGGTATGGATTACTTTATTTATGTGTGTACGGATGGATTTTTAGTAGCGTCTCAATCCGCATTAAAGCCGGATGATTACGATGTTACAGAGTGCAGACAGGTGGGCGGCTTTCATTATTCAGCCATTCCCTCTGCCACGACATTAGCAAGTGGGCAATTTGCAACTAGTGGGCAGGATGTCGTGTGGTCTCAAGCCATGCTAGATGACATCAAAGGTATCAATAAATACTCGATTTGGGATTTACACTGGCGTCCGGCGTGCAGCGACCCGCGCGGCATGGTCTATGTGCCAGAACTGCGTATCTGGGTTGATATTTACTTTACGAATACAACGCATGAGCTAGGCACTAGCAGGCATGATAGTAATGTAGCGTCCGGTACGATATTGCCACTAAAGCCGCTCTCGCGGGGCGGGAATGGCGTGGATACTTATCCGCGCTTGGGGTGGTGGGAAGCCGCCGAGATGGCGGCGATAGCGGGTAAGCGCTTATTGACAGAGCGCGAGTTTAACAATGTGGCGATTGGCGTTACAGAAAACGTCAGTTTAGGTGGCGCGACCGAAACAATCCCAACCTCACAATTTAAACCGCGCTTTACGTCAGTGCATGGCGCACACCAAGTAACAGGCTGTCACTGGACGTGGGGTGAAGACCACGGGCAGCGGGAGATGGGTGCTACGGCCAGCGCATGGGCCTATAGAGCAGTAACCGGCACGCCCTCGCGCGGGCAAATCTATACAGAAACTAGCGTCAGCGACGTGCGAGTTATATTGGGCGGCAGCCGTAACTACGGCGCCATCTCCGGCTCTCGCTGCTCTGGCTGGAGCGACTATCCGTGGTACTCGAGCTGGTACATTGGGGTGCGCTGCGCCTGTGACCACTTGCAGCTTGTTTAAGCACGCGATAGCGTGCGTAGGATTTTTATTTTATGGATACGCCTACTGACTCAAAAGCGTCATTAATCATCGTAGAAAAGTACGAGAACTTTTTTAACTACCTCTACCCTATGTTGATTAATACCAGTCGACAGCACCGCATATTGCGTGACGTTGCTTTGACCGCTTTGTTGAATCAATACCAGTTATTTCGTGAAGCAGGCAAGAGTAATCAAATCTCAAAACTGTATTTAGCGGATGCAGGTATGGCGTATCTACGCGATCTTTTGCGTCTATTGTCTCACCCTGACCGTAGGTTGATTAGCAGACGACAATACGAGGTGGCGTCCAGCCACCTCGCAGAGTCAGGCGCAATACTAGGGGCTTGGATTAAGACGATGCAAAAGCGGACTCACCGAGATTAAGGCGGCAACCGTAACAACGGCTCCATCTCTGGCTCGCGGGCTGCGAATTGGAACAACTATCCGTGGAACTCGAACTGGAACATTGGGGTGCGCTGCGCCTGTGACGACAAATACTTTACACATTAACCCTGCCAAGGCGTGGTTAGTCGATCACTTCTTGTGGTCAGCTCGGTAGTCCGGCTTAGGCAAATACATTAAGAGGTTCAGAGAGCGGTGAGTAGGTTCGCTGAAAGCCGCACTGACATAGCAATGGGAAAAAAGTACAAGCACTTATTTGAGAAAATTATACAGCCTGATAACTTGTGGTGTGCTTATCAAAAAACAGCACGAGGAAAGCGCACTACATTGGAGTACTTGGTTTATCGTCAGCAGGAAGCTAGCAACCTTAAAGCACTTCATCAGCTTTTGCTATCAGGACAATACCTGCCTACCCCACCGCGCCAGTTTCAGGTATTTGAGCCTAAACTGCAACTGATTGAAGCTATTGTGCCGCCCACAGGTACGGGCTTACCCATTGGCAGCCTTAGTAGTCAGCTCTTTGCCAATGTGTACGGCAATATTGTCGATCAATGGCTGGTGCATACGGTGGGCGAGGGTCGCTTTGTGCGCTATATGGACGATATTGTGATCTTGGCGCATGCAGCGGAGTACTTACACGCCCTGCGGCTTCGGCTGGCTTGGTTTGCTGAAGCTGAGCTGGGCTTGAAGTTTTCACACTGGAGCGTTCAGCCGATTAGTCGCGGTGTGAACTTTGTGGGTTATCGCATTTGGACAACCCATAAATTGCTACGCAAAGCCTCGGTGCAACGTGCCAAACGTACCCTTAAATGCCTGCCTGTTGCTAGTGAAGCACGTCAAAAGTTTCTCGCAGCGTGGCGTGGTCATGCCAAACATGCTGATTCTTACAATCTCAGAAAATACCTTGGAGTTTTATGAAACCGCTTTATAACGGTCGTGCGGATATTGACGCCGCATCTGAAGAGACCCGCAACACTTTATTAAAAATGCTCTGGTCGGTTACGATCAATGCCGCAGGTGTGCGCAATGATAGCCCTATGGGTTATACATGGCGGGAGCTGGACGTACTAATGGGCGGCACTCCGCCCGTGCCTGTTCCACCCGCGTCACCCGAACCTGATCCCGTGCCGGAAGCGATTACGCGCCGCCAAGCGCTGCTACTGATTATTAATCAGGGCAAATTTGATCAAGTGGAAGCAGCGGTCAATGGCGCTAATTCACCAGCTCTGCGCGTAGAGTATGACAATCAAATCTGGCGGCGGGATAATTCAGCACTTCGGGCAATGGCTCAACAAGTACTGGGTATGAATGAAGGCGCTATTAATACGTTTTTTGTAGAAGCCTCGAAGTTATAAACAAGATTTGCGGCGCTTTTTAGTGCTGTAGCACCGTTTCATATCATAGCGCTATGAGTAATAGCACTTCACCTTATACATCCAGCCGAAAGCCCATTATGGGCAATACCCTCCAACGCGGCGACATGTGCGTCGCGTTGAGGCTTGAGGCAGATGGTAGCGTTCCGGCTTTAATCCATCTGATTCCGGCAGGATTTTTCCGCGCCCGCGATGGTCGTCCGGCGACATTGCAGTCTAATTTAACCCATTGGTTTTTAGATGCTCCGTCTGCCCAATCCCTTATTTATCGTTTTAATACCGTTGCTATGCCGTTGCTTGTTGATTATGAACACCAAACGATGTCAGCAGAATTCAATGGACAGCCCGCCCCTGCGGCGGGTTGGGGCAAAAACCTGACGTTTGAAGCGGATGGTCTTTATGCCGAAGTCGACTGGACTGAGAAAGCAAAAGCCATGATTCAGTCGGGCGAATATAAGTTTATCTCGCCTGTTTTTACGTACGACGATCAAACGGGGCAAGTGCTTAATCTCCTGCACGTTGCACTAACCAATTATCCCGCATTGACGGATTTAAAACCCGTCACTGCCAAGCAAACAGAATCACAGGAAGTCCCTGATATGCCGTTAAAACCCGAAACATTGGCAGCCTTGGGGCTGCCTGCGACTGCCGATAATGAAGCGGTGCATTCTGCCGTCACTGCACTGAAAAGCGTTGTAGCCAACCCGGCAACACCCGATCCCTCGCAATTCGTGCCCATTGCCCAAGTTGAGGCTATCAAAACTGAATTGGTGCAACTCAAAGCAACTCAGGCTCAGGCTGAAATAGATGCCCTTGTTAAACAGGGCAAGGACGACGGCAAGTTATTGCCTGTCCAAGAATCATGGGCGCGTACGTTAAGCACGGCACAGCTCAAGGCTTACTTAGACCAAACCCCCGCCATTGCCGCGCTTAAGGGCAATCAAACAGGCGGCAAAGCTCCGACCGATGAAGGCGTTAAGGATTTAACACCAGAACAAGCAGAAGCTTGCCGCATTGCCGGTTGGGATGAATCTGTATTTAAAGGGGCTAACTAATGGCTGTTATTACAAGTGCATTAATTCAGGCACTAAATACTGGATTCCGCAAGGATTTCCAGAGCGCTTATGACCAAATGGCGGCAGTGTCGCATTGGTCAAAGATTGCTACTGAAGTACCGTCTAGCACTACCTCAAACACTTACGGCTGGCTTTCGCAAATGCCGCGCTTGCGCGAGTGGGTAGGTGATCGTGTCATTAAAGACATTAAAGAGCACGGCTATCAAATCACAAACAAATCATTCGAGGCTACAGTAGGCGTTCCTCGTACTGCGGTTGAAGATGATAGCGTCGGTATGTACCGCCCTGTTATTTCAGGCCTTGGCAGAAGTGCGGCTGAATTTATTGACGAATTAGTATTTAGCCTGCTGAAAAATGGGCATAACTCTAACTGTTTCGATGGTCAATATTTCTTTGATACCGATCACCCCATTTACCCCAATCATGATGGTACAGGTACAGCAACGGTTGCTTCAAACGTGACAGTAGGTGCGGGTGATGCGTGGTACTTACTCGATACTAACAACATTCTTAAGCCCCTCATTTGGCAAAATCGCAAAGCCGCACAACTGGTAAGCATGACTCAAGATACTGATGAAAAAGTGTTTATGAGTAACGAGTATCGCTATGGCGTGGATATGCGCGGTAATGCGGGCTATGCGTTTTGGCAGTTAGCCCACAAATCACAAGCCGTCCTAGATGAGGCAGGTTACAGCGCTGCACGTACTGCAATGATGAGCCTTAAAGCGGACGGCGGGAAGTCACTGAATGTACGTCCTAATCTTCTGGTCGTGCCACCCAGTCTTGAAGGTAAAGCCCGCTCATTAATCCTTAAAGATAAAGACGCGGGTAATCCTTGGTACGGCACTTGTGAAATCTTAGTTAGCCCTTGGCTGTTATAGGAGTAAATCATGAGCGAAGAAGCTAAAAAACCAGAAGCTAAAGCTGCTAAAACCAAAGTCAAGGTTGCAGCCCGTGGCGTACCGTCTCGTATGCGAGCAGGCATGCAGTTTATAAGCGAAGTACAAGAAGTTGAGGTAACGGCGGAACAATTAGCCGCTATCCGCGCCGATAAGTACTTAACCGTCGAGCTGGTGGCTTAATGATGTACTGCACTCAGGCGGACATTGTAGCGCGGTTTGGCGAGTCTGAACTAAAGCAGCTTACCGACCGCGCAGGCGCAAACACTATCGACAGTGCAGCCGTAGAGGCAGCGATTGCCGACGCGGCGGCTGAGATTGATGGCTACATTGCTACCCGCTATACGCTGCCGCTTGAATCTGTACCCAAAGTCATTACTCGTATTGCGGTAGATATTGCGCTGTATCAGTTGTTTATGGCGCGGCGCATGGGCGCAACCGAAGAAGTGCGTTACCGCTACACCGATGTGCGTAAGTTGCTTGAAAACATTGCAGCGGGAAAGGTTAGCTTAGGCGTTCCAAGTCCGTTACAGTCCGAAAACGACATTGTCATGACCAGCGCTCCTAGTGTTTGGTCGCGTCGCACGACCGAGGATGTAGCATGATTGCGCCTTTAGCGACACTCGAATCCAGTGTTTTAGCGCAATTGCATAGTGTCATTGCTCCCACTGATCTAGCGATTGAGCCATACCCTGAAAAACCGTCTGAATATCAACTGCTGCATCCAAAAGGCGCTCTGTTGGTATTTGTGCAGGGCAGTCGCTATGGCAATTATTCAAACGGCGCAATGCTCCGAAGTACTCGTCTAGTCATTACGTTGCTGATTCGTAACTTTAGTCAGCATCAAGAAGCGTACGACTGGATTGATGCGGTACAGTTGCTTTTATTTGGATTTATACCCGATGGCTGGCAGCCGATAAAAGCTGTTAGCGATCAGTTTGTTAGCGAGGAATCAGGGGTGTGGCAATACGACCTCATCTTTGAAACGACTCGCTTGACTACCTCTCAATTTGATCTCTGTCCTCTCACTATCTAATAAGGAAGTCTCATGACTAACGAAGAATTTGCTGTAATTGCATCCGAAGTTGCTGCTTATAACGAAACTGCTTATACGCAAATCAAGGCGTATGTTGATGCAGGCGACGCTAAATCACTGGCAGACGCCAAGGTTTATGTCGACAGCCTGATCGGCGCGGGCGTCAATGTCCAAGAACTGTTAAATGCTATTAATGCGATTCGTGACGCATTAGACGGCGATGCAGAAAACCCCGGCTTGCAGATGCTTAATAGCTTACTAGCTCAAGTGGCTGATCATGCCGCCCGCATTGCTGCACTTGAAACCGCCAGTACTGCTCATGAAGCAAGCATCACCGAGCTAGAGCAAGCAGTTGCTACTAATGCTACTAATGCTCAAAACGCCTTGGACACCGAAAGTACCGCACGCCAAACGGCTGATAATGCTCTATCTAGTCGCATTACAACTACCGAAAACAACATTGCATCTATTCAAACTGAAATGGGGCAATTTGTAACGGGCGCTCAATTGGCTGAAGTATTCAGTGCAGCCAAAGATTTAGTTTTAGCTAAATTTGCATTGCCTCAAGCGTAATTTATGACCTGCTACCCGCTCCGGCGGGTGGCATTGCCATAGGAGCAATCTAAATGCCTGTCAATATTAACGAAAACCAGCAAGGTTTGTTTTTCGTGTTGGAGGCCGTAGCAACGTCAGGCACTTATACTGCTCCTGCGGTCGCTGCATTTTTACAAACCATTGATTTAAAGCCTGCGTTTAATAAGTCTGATAAAAAAACGCTGAATCTGGATGGGCTGGGGCGGCCTGTTAAAAAAACATTTGCAGCCAAAAAGCATCATCAACTGCCCTTTGGTGTCGCGGTGTCTTGGCCTGCTGCCGCACCGACGGCCACCACCAACCTATTGGCATTTGATCCGGTACTGCAAGTATGTGGTGCTAGTGCGCCTGTATTAGTGCCTGCTACTACCGTTGCCCCTATAGTGCCTGCTCACGTCAAATATACAGAGCTAGACGACATTAATGCGGTGCGTTCGGGTTCGGCTAGTCATCGCCGCACTCGCAGCAGTACCAAGCACTATGAGCGTCAAGTCGCGGGCTGTCGCGGCATGGCTAAGTTCAAATGGAAGGCTGGCGAAGTTCCTAAGTTTGAGTTTGATCTGTTTGGTAAGTGGAAAGAGCGCCAAGCGGTTGCTCCGCTAGTGGGCGCGCCCGGTATTCAGCTAACCAACATTGCTCAACCCAGTAACGCCCTCAATACTGTAAACGTGCTACTCAATGGTAAGGCATTGTGCGCTGTTGAAATTGATGATGATAACGTTTGGCGTATGAAAGCGAATGTTATCGAAAACCTGTGCGGTGTGGGCGCTCAGGCTGAATTGGTGGAAGACGGCAAGCTAGTGGTAACAGCACGGCATGTGGACATCGAAACCGAATTTAACCCCGACCTGTACTGGGGGAATGACTATCCTTTTGAATTTACGATCAAGGGTGACGGCGCTCTTAATGTGCGCTCCTTGCGCTTTAGCTGGGCGCTGGTAAACGTTGAAGATGTTGAAGATGTGGTGGTTGATGGTTTGCTGCACCACAAATTTACACTGAAAAAGCTAAGCCCCTTAGTTCTGCAACATTTCTAAAAATAGGTGATTTATGAGTTTTTTAAGAGCGATTACACCCAACATTCGTAAAGAAATCAGCGTTAAAACGCCGGATGGTGAACAGCAATTCTTGGTACTTTGGAAGCGCCCCAATGATGATCAGCGCTTAGAGTTGATTGCCGCTATTAATTCCCGCGTGGAAGCCATGAATGCAGCTAAAACCGCGGCTGAGCAACAGGAAGCCACTAAGCAATATGTGATCGAATCTCGTGCTCGTATTAAGTCGTTTTTACACGGCTGGGAGCTAAAAGACGGTGATCTGAATGTGGATTTTAACGACACCAATGTCGATGAAATGCTGCAATGGACGGAGTACCGCAATCCCTTAGATGCCTCACTTATGAACGTATTAAGCCTTACTCAAGAGGACGCCAAAGCGGGAAACTCGTTGAGTGCGGACAGCACTTCGCCCGCCCCGACAACAGTGGAAAAATAAAGCAGCTCGAAGGCGTGCTGGAGGATGCTAAGTACTACGGAGCGCCTCCAGAGCAAACTAAAGTGCTTGAATCCCAGATAGCAGAGCTTAAAAACGAACCTGCTTTTGAAGTGTGGGAAGAAAATTGGCACGCCCTCGAAATCTTTTTAGAGCTATGCAGTCAATGGTTGGTAAGCCCGCACGGAGGTTTTTTAGGGCTAAATGGGCAAGTACTTTTAAGCTATCTAGCCCTATTTGACGAGCCAAAGCCCGTACAACGGCAGCTTTATAAAGATGTGCAGCTAATTGCGGCTGGTGCAATCAGCGCTTGGCGCAAGCAAAGCGAATCGAAAACGAACAACGAATCAACGAGCGAAGACGAAGACAATGGCGACGAATGATCTTGAAATGCGCGTCGATATTGATGTTGCACAAGCTAAAGCCGAATTAGAGTCGCTCAAGCGTTCGGTTTCGGGCTTCGTTAGTGATGTGCGCACGGCGGCGAATGGGTTACGTATTGATGTTAATGCTCAGTTTGATGATGTCGCTGCACGCGCGGCTATAGAGTCTTTTCGTAACGGCTTGCGCGGTGAAACTGTCCGTATCACTGTTGATGTTGCGGGTGTTGTTGGCGCTCAAGGTGCGCTGGATGGGGTGCGTAATGCAGTACTTGGACTAGGCGTTGCTACCGCTACAACACTCCCAATTTTGCGCGACTACAACGACGAGCTAAACCGGATGCAACGTGCCGCGATAGCTGCTACTGATGAGATTAGGCGGCTATCCGAAGATCAAGACCGCATAGGTCGCACAGGAAACAGCGCTGGCGAAAATGATACGGCGAACGATGGCAGCGCTTGGCGTAAACACGCTTTGTCCGTTGCCAATGTAGCGCAAGAGTATTCAGGGTTGGCTGCACGCTTATTGGCAACCAAATCAGCAATGGCTATATTAACCGCTGCTGCGGTTGGAGCTGTGCCTGTCCTAACCCAATTGGGCGCTGCCTACGGTTTAGCATTTGGCACAGCATTAAGTACCGCCAATGTTGCCGCAATGTCTAAGGAGTTAGAGCATTTAAGCCAAACCACTGATGCATCAAAGCAAGCGCTGCAAGAATGGCGCTTGGCTGGTCGCTTTACAGGCTTAGAAGCTGAGCTGGGCGAGCTGGGTGATATAGGCGACGTATTCTCAGAACTCAATGAAAAAATGGAGTCGCTGGGTGCAGACAATGGCAAGGAATTTGCCGAACAGTTAAGCAAAATAGGCTTAACCGCCCAAGAGATTAAGCGCCTAAAGCCAGAAGATGGGCTTTTAAGAATTGGTGAAGCACTAGAAAAAACTAAATGGACGACCGAAGTTAAGTCTAAGTTTTTAGAAGATATAGCGAGTGACGCATCAAAATTATTACCATTGCTCACTCAAAATAGTGCTTATTTTAAAGAAATTCGAGACTACGCCAACGCAGTGGGCGCGGTACAGTCAGACGCTCAACTAGAGGCAATGAAGCAAACTAACAAAGAGTTAAGCTTTTTTAAATTGGGCGTGGAGGGTGTACAAACACAACTAAGCGCGGTTGGCTCAAACGTAATCAACACACTTGCACCCAATATTAAGCAACTTTTTATTGATGCACGCCCTGCCATTGCGCAATGGTCGAGTGATGTTGATACGACACTCGAAAAGTTCAAAACCGACTTAGATTCGACAGGCTCTTGGACTATGGCAATCAAGCTAAGTTTCAAGGACGCTTATCCCACACTATACGGTTTCGTAGCCAGTGCTGCCGATTTTGGGCGTGGCTATGGACAAGCCTTTATTGCGCCGATGTTGGCTGAACTAAAGCGTGGATATGCTTCTATTCGTGGCGCATTGGGCGCGGCGGGTGGCGCGGAAAATCTGGGGAAATCCGTAGGTGAGGCAATGCTGCCGATTGCTGGTATTGTCCGCAATGTTAGTGGTGCTATAAAAATACTCATTGATAACTGGTCAACGCTCAAAGCGGTAGCTGCCGTTACGCCTGTTGGTTTTGCAATCGCAAACTGGGATAAGGTTTCGGCGGTATTTGGTATGGTCGGCAATACTATTAAGAGCGTTGCTGGCTACTTTAGATTGATTTCGCCCGAAACTGCCAAATCTGCAACAGGTATGCAAATGTTTACTGCCACCTTGCTTGGCTTGGTGGCGGCAGGCGCGACAACGCGCATTGCCCTTGGCGCGGTGGGTGCGGCGTTTAGCGTCATGCGTTTTGCTTTATCCCCGGCGATTTTAGCTATCCAATTTGCACCCGCTGCGTTCACAGCGTTAGCAATGAGCGCTGGCGTTGCCGGGCGTGCATTGCAAGTATTGGCACTGGCGGCGCGATTGAATCCGGTTATTGCTGCCGCAACCGCAATTGCGGCGGTAGCGGGTGTCATTGTGGCAAACTGGGGCAAGATTGCGCCGTTTTTTAGCAATCTATGGGGGCAAGTTACGGGCGCGTTTAAGCGTGCGTTCGGTGATATTACTAACGTCCCGTGGCAACAAATCCCTGCAAAAATATTAAGCGGCTTTGCTTCGTTTTCGGCTGATATGTTTAAAATTGGTGTAACTGCCATTGGCAAGCTGGCAATCGGACTGCTCGAAAATCTAGGGATTATTGATGCAAATACAGCAAAGGTTGCCAATCAAGCGGTCGCAAACTTTGCCGAATTGCCCGGACGCATGTTAGAGATTGGCGTAAACATCATGGAAGGGCTGAAAAACGGCATTGTGAGCGCGGGCAATCGCGCCATTGCAGCGGCGCGGGAAATAGCATCAAGCATTGGCAGTACCGTTAAAACATTCTTTAATATCCAGTCTCCGTCTCGGCTAATGATTGAATACGGGGAATATATCTCTGAGGGCTTGGCGATTGGGATTGGCAATAAGGCAGGTAATTCTGCAGTAAACGCCAAAAAAATGGCGCAATCGGTAGCGGGTGCATTTACCGCATTTAATGTAGCACCTTTAAAAAATGCAGTGCCGTTAAAAACAGCGTCGTTTGCTGCTAATGACCCGCAGTTTCAACCGCCTCAAGGCACAAACACAGATTATTTAAATCAATTTAAGCAAAACAATGATCAAATCCTACAGCTACGCCCAACCGAACAAGCTTATCGGCGCATCAAACTAGCTAAAGATGACTACTCAAAATCGCAAATAGCTGGACTTGTGGCGCAACGCCAAGAAATACAACTATTGGAGCAAGCAAGGCAGGCTGGTTATCGCGGGGCTGATGCGTTTGTCAATATGACTCGCGTAAAAGCAATTGCCGCTACTGGCTTTTTGCAAAGTATGGTGGGTGGTGTGGCGAATGCGAACAAGACAATGTTTGAGATTAATAAAGCCGCATCAATTGCAAATGCTTTGTTAAATGCTAAGGAATCGGTTGTTGGCGCATACAAATTTGGGGCTGCTATCGGTGGGCCATGGCTAGGTGCGACGTTTGGTGCAATTGCAGCAGCAGCGCAAGCGGCTAATGTCGCATCAATTGTGTCTCAATCGTTCGGTGGTGGTGGCAGTGTTGGTTCTGCTGGTGGCAGTGCTAGTGTTGGTGCAGGCGGCACTGATACAGGCAGCGCCACAACATCAGGTACAGACAAAGCCAAGGATGCGCCAACGGTTACGATTGCGCTAGAGGGTAGTGATAATACTGCTTACACGAAAAAGCAAATACGAGACCTAATCTCAAAAATAAATGAGGCTGTCGGTGATGGCGCGAGGTTGAAGGTAGCATGACAATTTACTACCCGGCAGGCGTATTTACAGACGAACAGCTAAGCAAGCCCGTCATTTTTGAGTATCACTACACAGGCACGGTGACAGCTTCGACAGCACAAGCTGGATTCCCTACAACAGCGCCGACAAACGAGCTAACCTATGAGCGCTGGCGACCCACTGTACTTCCCGCAACATGGATGATTGATTTAGGGGCTGCACGTAGTATTAACTGTTGCGCTATAGCAGCCCATACACTTTACTACAAAAACATAGCTATACAGTCAAGTACTGATAATGCTACATGGACAACGCGCCACAGCATTAGCCCGACGGATAATAGTCCAATTATTGTTATGTTTCCCACAGTATCAGCTCGATATTGGCGGCTTAGTATTACAGCAGGAACTAACGTCACTTATGGTGCGACAATCCCTAGCATGGGCGTCGTGTTTTTTGGCTCATACTTACAAATGCAGCAACGCATCGAGGTTGGGATAAGTCCTATCTCACTTAGTCGTAAAACAATCTACTCAGGCAACACGTCCGAGGGCGGCAACTGGCTAGGACGGTCAGTCAAGCGCACGGGTAAGGCGGGGCAAATTCCACTAAAAATGATGCCTAGAGACTGGTATCAATCCACGCTTGACCCAGCTTTGCAGCGCATGAGATATAAGCCTTTTTTCTTTGCATCGTGCCCAAAGCTCATGCCGTGGGATGTATCATATTGTTGGCTAACAGATGACCCTAAGCCCGTTACAGTGGGTGGGATGCTAATGGATGTAACACTAAATGTAGAGGCACATGCCCATGAGTAGCGCTACTTACATTGGCAGACAGCCGATAATCATAGTTGAGATTGACCAAGACAAATGTAGCCGTACTTTTGGCGTTAGTCCATGCACTGCGTCGGGTGAGCGCTGTTTTAATACGTATGCTACTTGCAAACTTAAGAGCGCTTATGCACTTGGCGCACCGCTTACTTTGAGGTTTTGCGAGGATAATTTAGGACAGGATTACGACTCCTATTATTTAATGCCATTTTTAGAGTCGGTCGAAACTACGCCTACGCGCATCAATCCGGGCGGTGGCGATGATAATGCTAGTCCCTTTGGCGAGCGTGCCAGCGTAAGTGTAGTACTTAATGACAAGCCTCACACGGATAATCTAGTCGATCCATACCCAAGTACTCGTACTTATAATCCGCTAGATAGATCAAGTTTTTGGCGTAAGTGGCTAGCTAGAAATCCATATTATTCGGGTCGCACCCTTAGAATCAGAGAGGGCTATCTAGGGCAATCATGGGCTACGATGCAAATACGTCACTACATCATTGATAAGGTAAGTATCGAGGGTGGGCAAGTCACGATCACGGGTAAGGATATTCTAAGACTTGCCGATGATAAGTTAGCAGTTGTGCCAAATCCTACGGGGGCTTATCTGATTGGGGATATGAACGAGACGCAAAATAGCTGCGTGACATTCGGCGCGGATTTGGCGGCTTTCCCCGCGTCCGGTACGGTACGAATCGGTAATGAGTGTATGACTTACTCTAGTAGAGCGCTGGATAATAGCAATGGGCGCATTACTTTAAACGGATTAGTACGTGCAACCGATGGCACAAAAGCCGAAAGCCACTCTGATAAGGACTCGGTACAAGTTTGCCTTAGAATCAGCAATCAAATGCCGTGGCAACTGATACGCACGCTATTAATCACCTACGCCAAAATACCAAGTACTTACATCAACAGTACTGAATGGGACGCTGAAGGTAATGTCTGGCTAACTCAGTTTGCAGTCTCAAGGCTTATTACTGAACCTATTGGTGTGGCTCAATTAATAGGCGAAATCTGTCAACAGGCGCTTATGTACGTATGGTGGGATGAGCGGGCGCGTCAGATCAAAATGAGGGCATTGCGCCCGTTTGACGAAGATACGATCAGCAACATTAACGATAATGATCATATCATTACGGACAGTATCAAAATTACCGAAAACGCAGATATGCGAGCTTCGCAGGTATGGGTTTTTTACGATCAAATCAATCCTACGGAAGCTGTCGACGAGTCTAAAAACTACGCAAAGTTGCGCATTAGGGTTGATGTTGGCGCGGAAAGCGCTGTGCAGTTTAACGACACCCGTATTGTAAAAATCTACGCGGCATGGCTACAAACCGATGCGCAAGCCATTAATTTGGCGGCTCGTTACCTAGCCCGCTATCGCTCAAATGTAAAAACGCTATCACTCCAACTTGATGCTAAGGATAGAAATATCTGGACTGGCTCAATTGTTGACGTAACAACAGCGCATTTAGTTAACGAGCAAGGGCTACAAAAAGAATCGCGCTTTGAAGTGATTAGCGCCCACGAACCGAAAAGCGGTGAACTGATTGAATTAGAACTAATGGGTAGCGAGTTCGACGCGAGCACTTTGATTAGGTATGCATATTGGATGGACGCAACCGCGCCAACCTATGCAAATGCAACCGCATCGCAACGCCTTAAGGGGGCATGGTGGAGCGATAATAACGGTAAAATGCCGGATGGTACTGATGGTTATGTATGGCAATAAGAGAGATAACTAATGGCAACATGGACAAATATTAGCGATACAGTTTTAGAGCCGGGCAAACCCGCAAGGAGCATTGATGCGCTGGCTCTGCGGGACAATCCTATTGCCATAGCGGAAAGAACGGCGGGTGCTCCTTGGCAAAACATAGGTAACGTAACAACACTAACATCTAGCGGCACATGGACTGTACCAGCCGGAGTTTATCGCATCATTGTTACGTGCATCGGAGGCGGTCAGGGCGGCGGCGTATTCGACGAATCGAATAGCATTCCTGGCAAGAATGGCGGAAACACAATATTCGGCGGAATTACTGCAAGCGGTGGCAAGGGAGATACCATGTCAGGATGGGCATCATGTAATGGAGGGCGTGGACGTGGTGCAAATGGCATGGGCGGGCAAATTATTAAGCAGTCACTTGCAGTAACGCCAAATCAGACAATTAGCTATACAATCGGAGGCGGTGGAGCCGGTTATACCACATATGGTACGCCCGGCGGGAATGGGGTGGTAATTATCGAGTGGTGA